AAGCAGGGGTTTTATTTGAACAAGGATTAAAACTTATCATTCTGGCGTGTTCTGATATGAAAATAACACCAGATACCCTCAACGACTATGTTTGTGCTTTAAACCACGTTTACGTGCCTTTAAACACATATCTGATGGCATCGTACCCTGAAGATGAACAGGAAGAGTTCATGGAGGGTGATTGGGAGCCAGACAACGAATTCTTTATGGTACTTATCCAGCCATTCAAAGAACTAGAAGAAGCATCAGCTCATCTAGAAAGTATTGGATATTATAACAATTGGAGTCAGGAATATTATACTGACACCGTAAAACTTAGACAATCATACAGGAGGCTATATGGCAAGAGGAATGAAAAAGCGTTCAAAAAAGAAAATGATGAAGAAAAAGAAAAAACAAAAGAATAAGTAATGGCCAAAAAGAAAGCTATACCCACTAACAAAGCCTTGTACTCACGTGTCAAGTCGGAAGCAAAACGAAAGTTTAAGGTTTATCCTTCAGCTTATGCCAACGCATGGCTTGTGAGAACTTACAAGAAACGTGGTGGTAAGTATAGGACTGCGTAATGGCCAAACCTACAGGCGGATTAACAGCATGGTTTGGAAAAGGACCAAAGGGAGACTGGGTTGATATAGGCGCACCTAAGAAAAAGGGCCGATTTCAACCATGTGGCCGTAAATCAGCCAAGGGTTCAAAGAGAAAATACCCTAAATGCGTGCCAAGATCAAAGGCAAAGAGCATGACAAAGGCTCAAATACGTTCTGCTGTGTCTAGAAAGCGATCAAAGGCACAAGGAGTAGGCGGTAAACCAACTAATGTCGCAACATTTGCGAGGAAAAAACGAAATGGCAAGAAAACTTAGTAAAAAACAAATGAAAATAGCTCGTGTTGCCGAGCCAAGAGATAAAATTACTGCTGCTGACTTTAAAAAGTTGCGTAATCCGAAGAAAATGCAAACAGAAAAACGAAAGTTTATGGTTTAATCAGATCATTTGATTAAATAAAACGACAAACAAGTACACAACTAAAGCACAACCTAATAAATTTGAAGAATACATCATAATAACTTTGATATAACAATTTTTTTGGGTATGTGAAATACAAAAATCAAAGGAATTATCTGTCATTATGGCGATCACATATAGAGGAGAAAGATTTTCAGGTTACAACAAACCTAAAAGGACACCTGGTAAATCTAAAAAGTTCGCTGTACTTGCAAAGAAAGGCAAACAGGTAAAACTAATACGATATGGAGACCCAAATCTCTCCATAAAAAAATCACAACCTAAGAGGCGTAAGTCTTTTAGAGCAAGGCACAAGTGTGATACACAACCGCCTTCTAAATTAACGGCCAGATACTGGTCATGTAAGAATTGGTAATATGAATCAAAAAGATCTAATAAGAGTAGTAAAAAGGCTTCAAAGACAAGCCAGATTAAGGCAACCTAAACGACCTGATTTTTATTTTAATCAGAAAGGAAAACTTGGTAAGGGCGTTGTACCTAAATACCAAGGCACATCCATTGCTGCAACAATGAAAAAATTATTTGGAACAGGAACTAAAGTATGAAACATGGTGGTAAAAGAAAAGGTGCTGGTAGGCCAAGAGGAACTAAAAACGGAACGAAACGAGAACGTCTCGAAAAAGCATTGGGTAAAGATGAGGTTTCACCTCTTGAGTATATGCTTAAGGTTCTTAACCACAACGGCTCAAGCCCTGAGAGAAAAATGTGGGCTGCTGAGAGAGCTGCGCCATTTGTTCACTCAAGGTTATCATCTGTTAGCAATACTGTTACTGGTGATGCTGATAAGCCTGTTGCCGTCACAATCGGTTGGAGAAAAAAAAGTGGCAGTAACTGATGGTGCTACAGTAATCAGGGGTTTACTATCTGATATAAACAATTTTATTTCAGCAAATCTTCCTGGTGAATTTAAAGGCCTGTTAGATTCCACAGATCCAAAAGGCAGTGATGACACTTTAATCCAAAAAATAATCATGGCAGAAAGTTCTGGTAACCCTAATGCGGTTAATGAAAGAACAGGAGCCAAAGGGTTGATGCAAATCATGGATGATACAGCACAAAATCCAGGTTTTGGTGTTAAACCTTTAAAAGATCCTTTTGACCCAGTTGAAAATGTAAGATTTGGAACTGATTATTTCAACGCAATGCTTAATAGATATGATAACGATGTTATAAGTGCGTTAGCTGCTTTTAACATGGGTCCAGGAAAAACAGATGCTTGGATAAAACAGGGATCAAAGTTTGAAAAGTTACCAAAAGAAACTAGAGATTATATAAACAGAATTCTTAAATAATGGATATTGAAATACCGTATGAACCACGGCCATTGCAACAAGAATTACATAACAGTCTAAAAAGATTTAATGTTATTTGTTGTCACCGTAGGTTCGGTAAAACAGTTTTTGCCGTTAATCATTTGATTATCACAGCTTGTGAAAAACCAAATGCACGGCTTGCATACATAGCACCGACTTACAGACAAGGTAAGGCAGTCGCTTACGACTATTTAAAAGAATACACAGAGCCTTTAATGAGACTCGGTGGTAGCAAACATGAAACTGAACTAAAGATTGATCTTTGGAATGGTTCTAGAATACAGATCTTTGGCGCAGATAACCCAGACTCACTTCGAGGCCTTGGCTTTGATGGAGTGTGCCTGGATGAATTTGCCCTCATGTCACCTCGTACATGGACAGAGATTGTAAGACCAGCAATTGCAGATAAACTAGGTTATGTAATATTTATAGGAACACCTATGGGCCACAATCAGTTCTGGGATGTTTACGATTTAGCGAGAAGAAGAGGCGGAGATTGGAAAGCGGTATTGTACAGAGCTTCGGAAACTCAAGTTATACCAGACGATGAGTTGGATGAAGCAAAACTTACAATGCCTGAAGATCAATACGAACAAGAGTTTGAATGTAGTTTCCAAGCTGCTGTATCTGGATCTTATTACGGTAAGCAGATACAGAAAGCTGAGAAAGAAAACCGTATAACGGATGTTGAATACGATAAAAATAGCGATGTAGAAACTTGGTGGGATTTAGGTATCGGTGATTCAACCGCTATATGGTTTGCTCAGAGAGTCGGTAACGAAATACATTTGATAGATTATTACGAAACATCTGGTGAAGCACTTGCACACTACGCAAATGTTTTAGAAGATAAAGCGTATAATTATGGAAGACACGTAGCACCACATGATATTGTGGCACGTGAACTTGGAACAGGTAAATCAAGATTAGAAGTTGCAAGAGAACTTGGAATTAATTTTGATATTTGTCCTAAACTAGAAGTCCAACATGGTATCGAGTCTGTAAGAAATACACTTGATGATTGTTGGTTTGATAGAAATAAATGTAAAGCAGGTATTGAATGTTTGCGCCAATACCGTAAAGAATTTGATGACAGGATGCAAACATTTAAAAATAAACCGTTACATGATTGGTCTTCACACGGAGCTGACGCATTCCGATATGGATGTGCGATAGATCCTGGTACGGCAAGTCAGTGGACAACAGAAATAAATATTGATACAAGGTATATAGTATAATGGCAAAAGGAAAACCTTTAACAGAACCAGAAGTAGCTGCGGTATTGCAGTCAGAAATTTACGCATCACTTGGTTACATTGGTTCGGATATAACAACGCAAAGACAAAAATCACTTGAATATTATTTTGGTGAACCATTTGGAAACGAACAAGAAGGTAGATCACAAGTTGTTTCAACAGATGTAAGTGATGTTGTTGAGAGTATTTTACCGACACTGCTAAGAACATTTGCAGCTAGTGATGATGTTGTAAGATGTGATCCAGTAACAGCAGAGGATGAAGAAGTTGCAAAGCAAGCAACTGATTATTTAAATTATGTTTTCAACAAAGACAATGAAGGTTTTGTTTCTTTATACACTTTATTTAAAGACGCACTAATACAAAAAAACGGTATTGCTAAAATATATTGGGATACATCAACAAAACAAGAACAAGAGACTTACGAAAAATTAAGTGACGATGAATATACAATGTTACTTGATGAACCTGGCGTTGAAGTAAAAGAACATACTGAATACATGGATGAGTTTGCTGAAGAGCAAAAAGAAAAGTTAAAAGAACAAACTCAAGATCCTTTAGTCATAGAGCAAATAGACGCTGCGCCAGTCGCTAATTTACATGACGTAGTGATCACAAGAACAGAAGAGTATGGTAAAGTAAAAATAGAAACTATACCACCTGAAGAATTTTTAATTGAAAGAAGAGCTAAGAGTATTGAGGATGCAAATTTCGTTGCACATAGAACAACTCAAACTAGAACACAATTAATTGAAGCTGGTTTTGACGCAGATATAATTGATAGGTTACCAACTGATACTGCTGATAAATATAACGAGGAAAAAATTACACGTTATAGAAATCTTGATTACGACTATGAGAGTAATGCAGGTGAAGGGTCAACGGATGAGATTACAGTCTTTGAGTGTTATGCAAAGATAGATGAAGAAGGTGATGGTATTGCCAAACTAAGAAAGATAACAATGGCAGGTATTGGTGGTTATGTAATACTTGATGATGTTTTGTGTGACAGCATACCATTTGTATCTGTAACACCTATCATGGTTCCACACAGATTTTTTGGTAGATCAGTTTCAGAAATGACTGAAGATTTACAGTTAATAAAATCTACTGTAATGAGACAAATTTTAGATAATATGTATCTAACAAACAACAATAGAGTTGCAGTTATGGATGGTCAAGTAAACCTTGATGATCTTTTAACTAACAGGCCTGGTGGCGTTGTTAGAACAAAAGGCGCACCTGGTCAGGTTATGATGCCAATGCAAACACAAACAATAAATCAACAAGCCTTTCCATTGCTTGAATACCTTGACACTGTAAGAGAACAACGCACAGGTATCACAAGATACTCACAAGGTATGGATGCTGACTCACTAAACAAAACAGCTACTGGTGTTAATGTAATTTTGACACAAGCACAAATGAGAGTTGAGTTGATAGCACGTATATTTGCAGAGACAGGTGTCAAAGATATGTTCCACAAAATATTTGAACTTGTTGTCAAACACCAAGATAAAGAAAGAATAATTAAAATTAGAAATAAGTTTGTACCATTCAGACCTATGGAATGGCGTAACAGATGTAATGTTACAATCAACGTAGGATTAGGCACAGGATCAAGAGATCAACAACTTGCAATACTTAATAACATTTTACAAACACAACTAAAAGCATTGGAGCTACAGGGTACACCTGCTGGTCCTATGGTAAATTTAAGAAACATTTACAACACGCTTTCTAAAATAGTTGAGAATGCTGGTTTAAAAAATACTGGATTGTTCTTTACAGATCCAGATGTGGGTATGCAACAAATGCCTCCACCACAACCACCACAACCTACTGAGTTTGAAAAAGTATCTCAGATGCAGGTGCAAGGTGAGAATTTACGTAAACAAATAGATAGCGAAATAAAAATTAAAGAACTAGAAAAAAGCTATCAAGAAATGATATTAAAATTTGAGACACGTATTAAAGAACTTGAACTACAATACGGCACTAAAATTAACGAAGCTGCAATAAGAAGAGACGCTATACTTGCAAAAGAAGATTTAGTTCAACAAGGAAAACTTAGAGAAACAGCGCAAAAAGCTGTTGATAAACAAGTTGACCAAACAAGAGAAATCATACAAAGTGTAGTAAATGGACAAGACCAAACTAACGAGTGAAGTATCAAGAGGTGAAAAAGCAAAACTGTTGCTTGAAGAACCTCTAATAAAAGAGTCATTTGAGACTTTGAGGAATGAGTTTCAACAAGCTCTCCTCAACACCAAACACAATGAGGATGAAGCTCGTAAAGTATTATGGCAAGCCTATCATATTACTGATAGGGTAGAAAACAATCTACGTACCGTCATGGAGACTGGTAAACTTGCAGCCACACAATTAAATCAGCTTAAAAAGAATTCGGCTTAAATCGAATACACCAACCCATCTGGGAGTGTAACATTTAAAAGGAGGTCGGTATGGCAGATCGCCAACCAACGAACGTAATCGAAGCAGGAAATATAATCAAAGGTCTAATGACTGGAGAGACATCTGAAGAGGTTACACCTGTAGAGACAGCAGAAGCTGAACCTACAGAACAAGAAACAGAAGAAACAGAAGTAGAAACTTCTAGTGAAGAAACTGTAAATCCAAGCGATGTTCCTTACATGAAAACAGAAGAGGAACAAAGCGAACTATCTGAGTCGGAAGATATACAAGAAAACTCTGAGGAGCCTGTTTACACTGTAACCATAGATGGTACAGCATATGAGGTGACCCAAGATGAGTTAATTCAAGGGTATCAACGGAACGCAGATTACACAAGAAAGACACAAGAACTAGCTGCTGAAAAAGCACAATCTAGTGATTTTGTCGAAAGATCAAAAAAAGACGTAGAAGCTAAACTTGCACAGCTAGACCAATTAAATCAAGCTGCACAAGCACAATTACAACAAGAGTACGCACAGGTTGACTTTGAAAAACTTTATGAGGAAGACCCTGTTGAAGCTGCCAGACTTGAGCATAGAATGCGAAAGAAAAACGAACAGTTACAACAAGTGCAGCAACAAACTCAACAATTACAAATGGAAGAGTTTAACAAGTACTTAGATGAGCAACGTAAACAACTTAATATAAAAGTTCCTGAATTGAGTCATCCTGAGAAAGGTCCTCAATTTCAAAAACAAATGAGAGATTATTTATCCTCTCAAGGTTTTAACGCACAGGAAATTGATTCTGTTTATGACCACAGGTACGTGATGTTAGTTAGAGATGCGATGTCATATCGTAACTTGCAAAAAGCTAAACCACAAATTAAAAAGAAAGCGGTCAATGCTCCAAAAGTTGTAAAAGGCGGTGTATCAAAATCTAAAGGTCAACAAGCGGCAGATGCTAAACGTCAACAACTCTCAAGACTGAAGAAGACAGGAAAAGTTGCTGATGCAGCTAAAATCTTCCGAAGTCTCGTATAACTTAAAGGAGGAGCCAAATGGCACAACCAACTAACTTGTACGACACGTATGATACTACTGGTATTCGAGAGGACTTGGTAGATGTAATCTATAACATTAGTCCAGAAGATACTCCAATTTTATCTGCGATACCTCGTACAACCGCAAAATCAACAAAGCACGAATGGCAATTAGATGCACTTGCAACACCTGCTGCTAACTCAGTTATCGAAGGTGACGATGCAACTATTGATGCTATGACTGCAACGACTAGAGCATTTAACTTCACACAAATATCTGACAAAGTAATCGCTGTGTCAGGTACACAAGGTGCTGTTGATGCTGCTGGTAGAGCTGACGAAATGGCCTATCAAGTCGCTAAGAAGTCGAAAGAATTAAAGAAAGACATGGAATTTGTCCTTATTAAAGGTCAAGTACAAGCTGTCGGTTCTGCAACTGCTGCTAGAGCATTAGGATCTATTCCTACATGGATTGCTACTAACGGTGATGCAGGTACTGGTGGTTCACTTTCTACTGGTTCTGGAACAGACTTACCCAACTCTGGTACTGACAGAGACCTTACTGAGACAATCTTAAAGACTGTTATCAAAGAGGTTTATGAGTCAGGTGGAGAAATGGATATGCTTGTTGTACCACCGAGTATCAAACAAACTGTATCTGGGTTTAACGCCAACACAACAAGGTTTGGTCAAGCTGAAAACAGAGTAGAGTATGCAGCTATTGATGTTTACTCATCCGATTTCGGTGACCTACAGGTCGTACCAAACAGAGTAATGGCAGTAACAAGTGAGAGTAATGCTTTCCTTATCCAAAGAGATATGATGGCAACTGCTTACCTAAGAGATTTCCAAGTTCAGGATCTAGCAAAAACTGGTGATTCTGAGAAGAAACAACTCTTAGCAGAGTACACACTTGAAGTCAGAAACGAAGCCGCACACGGCATTCTTTTAGACGTAAACCAATAATCTAAGTGAGGGAGCTTCGGCTCCCTCTTTAGAATCATTCTAAGGAACATTATGTATTATAAATTAACAGGAACCGTACAGAAGGTAGACTACACAGCTAGTGCTGCAAACAGTTCTGCAATTTCAGATCAGGTTAGGTATGTAAGATTATATGCCACTACTGATTGTCATATTACAATTAGCAAACCTGCTGTGACTGCAACAGCATCTTCAACACCTTTGGCTGCAAAAGATTTTGAATATTTTAAAGTAGCACCAGGTAACATTATATCTGTAATAAGAAACTCTGGTAATGGTTCATTATTTATTTCAGAACTATCGGAGTAATTATGACTGATTATAAAGCACCTACTACATTTAAAGTTGGATCAACTCAAACAGTGGCTGTTGGCAGTTCGTCTGCTGCAACCTCTAACGCATTTGATTCACAAACAAGAGAAATAAGAATCGTTACAACTGTTGATGCTTATGTAGAAATGAACGCAACTTCACCTACTGCAACGTCATCAAGTTTAATTGTGCCTGCGTTTACACCAGAATATTTTAGAGTTGCACCTGCTACAAAAGTAGCTGTGTTAAGAGTGGGATCAACAGACGGAACTGCAAGGGTGTCTGAATTAACACAATGACCATTGCAACAAGATTTTCACATAGAGGACAAGATAGATATAGAGATAGACGTACTGATACACCAAATGATAATTTAAAATTAGAAGACGGTACGTACTTGCTCATACAGGCAGGAGACAATATAAAACTAGAACAAGCAGTCGGCACTGTGTTTAGTGGCAGACCAATACCTAACTAATGGCACGTAAAGCAAAAAGTTACGTAGAACATGAAGCTGGACCAAAGAAAAGAACATCTATTGGACAAAGCATAAGATCAAGACCGAAGAACAAACACAAACGTAGAAACTTTAAAAGGTACAGAGGTCAAGGTAAATGACTTTTAAAGAACTCGTAGATTTTTTGAAAAAGAAAGAAAATGGCAAAAGACCCAAAAGTAGGAACAGGAAAAAAACCAAAGGGAAGCAGTCGTAGACTTTACACTGATGAAAACCCCAAAGATACTGTAAGAATTAAATTTGCAACACCAGCAGATGCTAGGGCTACAGTTAGAAAAGTTAAAAATATAAAAAAACCATTTGCAAGAAAAATACAGATATTAACCGTAATGGAGCAAAGAGCAAAAGTTATGGGTAAAAGTCAGGTAGTAAGTATTGCAAAAAAAGCAAAAGAACAATTAAGGAAAACAAGAAATGGCAGATAGCAAGATTAGTGATTTGACAGCATTGTCT